AAAATATGAACTTCCGCCCATACCGCTTATTGTTTGATTTATTGCTATATGTCCCCCGTAGCCGCTGCCGCCGCCACCTCCGGCCACTCCCCAGCCAACTGCTGGAGAATTAATGGTAAAAGATCCACCATTTCCAGCATAGCTTCCTGCTGTTGGGGCACCAAATCCGCCATTAGCTATAAGTAATGATATACCAAATACTGATGCAGTACCGTTAGCGCCAGCGCTACCTCCTGAACCACCCCCGCCGGAACCTCCCGCTCCCACCATTCGGACTTTTAAATATTTAACTCCGGATGGTTTTGTATATGTTAACAATAACTGATATGAAGAAAAAGTAATCGTGGCATCTCCAGTGCCAGAAGTTCTAGTTAATGTTCCACTAGCTAATGGCAATCCTGTTGTATTAGAAGTAAATAATCTTGTTTCTCCTGTTATTGTTGAAAGCACTGTAAATGTTTGACCATTATTGGTGTATGTTGCTCCTACTGTGGCATTTGCTGCAGTAACTGTGAACAAAATACCGGATTGTGATCCTGCATTAGATGTAAATCTCTGTATTGTAGGGCCATTAAAATTTATACTAGGCATCTTTTATACTCCGTAAATTAACTGCAGAATAAATCCGTTTGGTGTACCAGATTGCACACTTGTAATGTTAAGACGCAACAAAGTACCTGCAGCTAAAGATAAAGGATTAGAAGTTAATATGGCATTAGTAGATACTGCATAATTACCAGCAGATGAAGCAACAGACGGCCTTGTTGCGAAAATGGATGTCCAAGTACCGCCATTATTTGTAGAATATTCAATATCTACTTCGGTGGTTCCGCCACTACCTGCTGTTTGTATTAAAAGTTTAGCATCACTAACACTAAGAAGAGTAATAGCTCTGTCTAACATTACTTCTGTTTGCGTAGATCCACCAAGATAGTAAGGACCAGTAACATTAAAATTTAATGCTTGATAAAGAGTAGCACCCGGAGCCGCATTAGACACTACTTTCACTGCAGTAGCGCTACCTGCTGCGTTGATGACAAGAGATGATGTGGTGGATGCAAGACCTACTGGAACAATCCATTCACCAACAACCCAAGGAGCGACAGTAACAAGCTTACCCGGATTTGCAGGATCAGCGAATACTGGCTTTCCTCGAGAAAGACCACTTAGTCCTGTAATTTCACCTGCAATTTGTACCGTGACAGGGTCATTTAAGTTAGCTCCAGCTTGTGCAAATCCAATAAATTCAATTTTTGCATCATTTGAAGCGTCTAATCTGTAAACTTTACCATCAGCATTTGAAATGTACACTGCATCTTTTGCTGCAATTACTTCTCCTGCAGTGCCAGTAGTAGTGACTTCACTTGTTGCAATAGAACTCCAAACAAAATCAGAACCATCGTAAACAAGAGCTGTATCGACAGTAGGCGCTGATGCTGGAAAATTGATGGAATATGTAGCTGAACCACTAGACGCACCAAGAGATAATATTCCGGTATTTACAAATCTTACTGTATTTCCGGTATCTAATTCTAAACCGGAGGCATCAACTGTCGCAATCAAGTTACCTGCGTTTTTAAGTTCGATAGTATCTGTAGCAAGAACAGTATCTAACACCAACTCAGTAGAACCAGTTTTATTTTTAATGGTATCTGTAGTGGGAGTAAGAAGAATAGGATTATCTAAGGTTTTATTGTATACCGTTTGTATTTTATTTATTAATACTACGGTATCGGTAGTAGCGGGGGCATCGGGATGAGGGAGTGTGATAGTGCCAGAAGCATTAGCTTCTGCATTTAATGCTGTAGTGCCAGAAACAGAACCTTTTAAAAGCAATGCGCTAGGTTCAAACGATTTTGCACCAGCAAGCACGATAGTTTGTGTTTGATCTGTGTATAAAACATTAGAAGGTAATGCGCTGGATGGAATATTTAAAAGAGTGTTATTATTTCCATCGATAGTTTTATTCGTCAAAGTATCAGCGGTATTAATACCCACTAATGTATCTGTTGTATTTGGAACAGTGACTGTACCCGTGCTGTTAAAATTAATAGTACCTGCAGCATTTATTAAACTAGCTGCGGTATTTCCAGTAAGAGTTTTATTAGTCAGAACATCAGAAGTATCTCTACCCACTAATGTATCAGTAGCTGCAGGAAGTGTAAGAGTACCAGAAGCCACTGCTGATGCATTTAATGTGGTAGCTCCGGAAGTAGAGCCATTGAAAAGAATAGTATTCGGATTAAAGCTTTTAGCTCCGGTAACAGTTTGTATGCCGTTTACTAAAAGAACATTTGCACTTAATGCACTATCCGGAACATTACTAATGGTGTTTCCTGTAGTACCAGTATCGAAGTCTAGAGTTTTATTTGTGAATACAGCGGAGTGAGCTTCAGTAGCGATGGGAGAAGATTGAGTAGTTTGAAGACCATTGTAAAAGTAAAGTTTGCCATTACTTGTAACAACATTCAAATCGCCTGTAACTGTATTCTGATCGGCACTATTTGGTACTAACCCAATGCCTTTATTAAAATTTTGATAACGAGAAGCCATTACATTTATTCCTTAAGTTAAGTTGCTCACTAATAAAGTTTTAGCAGAATATGATATTTTACTATTTAAGTTATCGTAAGCTCCTCCTAGAGCTACAGTGTCTAAGTAAATTTGATCATTTGTCATATAGAATGTGTGATATTGATTTCCATTCGCTTGCCTTGGACCACTAAATTGATGCTCTATCATCCATTCGCTTACGCCGGGAGATGGTACTTTATTGTAAACACCAAAAATAGTACCTGTCTCGCTAAGCGTAGTTACGCCATTAGTGCGATAAATAGAGTAGCTGAATACAAACGAACGCACTTGCAAATTAGGAAAAGCAGCACTTGGAATGGCATAGCCCACATTGGCATCGTTTGCTAACACTTCAACTCGAGGACTAATATCAAATGCTGATACTAAGCCAGCAAGAACATCAGATACTGCTTGTGCAAATTCAATAGTAGCTGGTGCCCAGTTTGCATCTGCACCGCTAGAAGGAAAGTCAATAACTGTCGAACCGATAATGATATTAGGCATCAGTTTTATCTTTTTTATTGATAGCTTTATTCAAGCTATAAAGACCACCAAGTGCGGCCATAGAAGCAGCATAATCAGTGCCGCTAAAGTCTGAAAATTTAAATCCTTTTAAATCCATTCCAGACATTATCAATTTTAAATTTACGATGAATACGCCTACGATAAAAGCTGTCAATGTATAAGACGGTTTTCCTGTTTTTACATTTTTTATAATCAACTTTGATATCACCGTATTCAACATATGGATTTACCTATAGTTGTTAAAATTGATAAATTTACAATAAAAATAATTTTTTTGGTCTATACCAGCACCGGCTACGCACTCCTGTGATATCATTACACTCTTCGGCACATGCCCCTTGGCATGGAGAATCAGCACTCAGCTCATCTTTATGGCTTTTGCCACATACAGATCCTGCAAAATAGGTATCTAGACGACACTGAGCTTTTGGATGTCCATTATATGTTTCCAGTACTTCTTTTTTATCTGGGGTATCAAAACTAATATTAGCTGAAGAATTGGATAGATTATTTAATACACGGGCTAACTTGTACCCAATGAAGGATGATTTTTTACAAATAGCTATTTCTTGCGCTGATTTATGTTGTACAGCGCACATTTTAGACACAGATGGAGGAACTGGCGCATCGTATATATTACTTATTGCTCCGCTCTGTATCATAAGCCTGAACCCCTTTAGTGTGGCATAATAATCGGCTCCGCCTTCATTTGTTGCCCAACTCTTCTTTGGATATCCACCCAAATGATGACCTATTTCGTGTAACATAACTGCCAAATAAGTCTCGGCATCCATCATTTCATGCCGTGCTAACCCGCCAAATGCATTGACTATCCAATATTTTCCACTAACCGTAGTATTCGCATTAACAGTATCGTCATTCCAAAGACGATGGACTTTTAATGTATAACCGCTTTCTTTAACTATTGGTTCATATACTTTAGTAAAATGATCAATTACCAAATTAAAAGTAACTTCATCCATTCCGGTTTTATTAAAAACAGATATGCGTCTTTCTACAGGATCAATTAAAGTACAATGCTCATCTATTTTATTGGTATTTGAGTATATTAAAATAGATGATAACAGGGTTATTTGAGCTATAAGAGTGGCTAATAATTTCATTTTGTATTCTCCATTCATCTCCGAAAGGTATTTTTGGAAATGAAGGGAAAAGACAATATTATTAAGTTGTTAAAATTTTTGACTATGAAACAAAATAAAAAAGGCCCGATCCAACGGACCGAGCCTTCCTTATGTAATTTTATTTTAAATTACTGTTGATTTACGATGCCGTAGATCAGAGTTTGCTTACCGGGAGCAGCACAGAATACTGCCTGATCGGTATAGCAACGAAGCTCGTAACCAGAAGCATTCTCGAGGTCACGGAAGAAGTTTCCGTCAGCACCCGGACGCTTGAAGGTAATGTCGGTAGAACCAACACGAGCGAAATCTTCCATCGACAGGAGGTAAGCATAGCCTTCCTTCACATAGATGGATGGGATGATTTCGATTTCACCGTTCTGAGAGTAGAAGGTGAGAGCTTCAGTACCGTTCTCAAGCTTCTTCTTGGAGTACGAACCATCGTACTTACGAAGAGCAGCTTGATCGGAAAGCATGTTTGCCCAACCACGAGGGTTAACAAGGCAGGTTACTTTGCTTTCCAAGCCCTTTTCAACAGAGCGAGCCACTGCTTGATTCAACTTGGAGAAAGAAAGCGCACCAGACTGAGCGTCATAGAGGTTTCCTTTGAACAGGTTGTAAGTAGAGGTGTCGATGTTGAAGAGAGTGGTGATACCAGACTGTTGAATGATCTTATGGATACCTACGAATTCATTTCCGTAAGCACCTTTGTGCCAAACAACATCGTTAGCCAGAACACCAGCAGGAAGAGCGTCAACGGTGATAACACGGGTGTCCATGTTAACAGATTGAACAGCGCAGCTCCCACGAAGAACACCAGCAGGAGAACGGATTTCGAGAGGCATATTCTCAGATCCAGCCCAAATACCGGGTGCCCACTCAGCGGTGGTAACGGTGAAATTGCTTGCGCCGGTAGCGGAAACGGTAGCGTATCCAACTTGACCGTAGAGCATTTCAATTTCGATTTTCTTAGCCATAGAGCGAAGCATGTTACCAACAACAAACTTGGTGGCATCCATGAACGCTTGTGCTCCGCCTTGAGCGGCACGGCTAGCTGCGCTGTATCCGAGGATAGAGCGAAGAACAGCCGGTGAGCCTTTCACTTGGGCATCTTTGATAGCGCCAGCGATTGCAGGTTGCAATGCGAAAGCGTCATCGTCAGACGAAGCGAAGGTAATACCATGCTCGAGACCGAGAACGACTGGTTGATGATAGAGGTTTCCGGGTTGCTTGTCCTTAGACATGAACTTAATCATGTTAAGGAGCTTCACCATATCCGGGATAAGCTCTTTAAGTTTATCTGCATAAACTTCCTTGAACAAACCGTTCAAGTTACCGACTGTATTATTCGGTGTACTAAATGTATTTGCTACTTGAGACATTGTTTATTCTCCTATTATTCCTGAATAACATACTTCAGGATGATACAATCTTCGTTAGCGAGAGCTGCCGAGAGAGTAAGGGTTACTTTGTTGGCAACGGAAAGATCGATACCAGATTGAGCGATCATGTAGATACCTACAGAATCATCACAAACAATAGCGGCACGAACTTCCTGAACTGGTTCTTTCAGGTCAACAGTTACATCAAGACCTGCAACAGATACCATCTGAGTATCTGCTTTTTTAACTACGAGTTCTTGGACTTTCAGTTGAAGCCCTTGAACCGCAGCATCTTTTGGTTGATACGAAATAGACATTTAAGTCTCCTTCTTTTTTATTGGTTATTAGTTATGAAACAACGAAATTGTCGTTTCGGGCTTATTCGTTCGTCCATTGGTAGTTAAGCATCTCGTTTGAGGTAGCAAAACATCTATGACTACTAAAATTTTATTTTGGATTTTCATCAGCGATTAAAACCCAAAGAAGTTTTTATAATTTATCGGAGCAGCAGGTTTTTCTTCTGTCTTTTTTGTACCTACATCTTTGATGCTTGATTTAACAGAAGCGGGAGTTTGCTTTGCTTTTGCGAGATTCTTTTTCCTAAAACGATTAAGAACCTCTTTACCGATAAACTCCTCTGCCTTTTCTTCTGGCAGAGAATTAATAATTTCTTGAAGATCACCAAGTAATTCTTCCCTGACTAATGGTAACACTTCATCGGCAGAAAGATTGATGCCATTCCTTGCACCGATCAACATATATTCTGCCATTTTTCTTACTACATAAGGCTTTTTAGGAAGGTCAGACTTATCAATAGCGCTAGTCATTTGCGTATCAATTTTTTCAAATTCGATTTCACGCAAGCGTTCTAATTCACGCTGATTAAATTCTTCTTCCTTCTTTTTTGCTTCGGCTTTAAGCTTATTGAGTTCTTCTTCAAGCTCCTGTTGACGAATCTGTTCAGGACTCATCTCAGCTCGCTTGATTTCTTCCTCAATAACAGAAGCAGCAAATTCTTTCGGATCAATACCAAGTTCTACAAGCTTTGCTTTAGTATTGGTTTTCAATTCTGAAAAAAACTGTTGTACTTGCTTTTGAAAAGAGCTGTTCTCTTGCATTGCTCGTTGAGCAGCTTTAGATAATTGAAGCTGTTTAGTAAGATACTCTACCGCTTCTGGATTCTCTTCAATTTCAAAAGGAAGTTCTTCTGTTATTTCTTCTCCGTGTACTTTTAACTTAAGTTCACGAATACGCCTAGCTTCGGCTTTAGCTGCTTCCTGTGCAGCTCCTTGATTTTCTACTACTTCTTCAGTATTCAACGCATCAGCGCTTTCTACTTCTGAAGCTCCAACATTTAAAGCATCGGCTGCTGGAGCGCCGTTTTGTTCTTCAAACATTTATTTCTCCTTCACTATCCTCACGGGTAAGTGTTAGATAATCCATCCAGCCAATTTGGATAGGATAAAACATCGTAGAATTGGCCTACATATATAGTTGTTAAAATTTGTTATTTTTTACATTCACATTTCGGCTTAAATTTGCAATTACACTTTTTATCGTGTTCTTTGTGCTCTTTTTTAAGCTTTGACTGTATCTTCTGAAAACGCTTATTTTTACCGGCGTATGTATTTTTCATTTCTGGCTTTAAACTGCCGAAAGTATTGGAAGTATTAGACATATTTATTTTTTTACTTTGGATTTAATGCGACTAAATCGCACTTTACTTGTTTTATGTCCGACTTTTTGCTTGTCGGATATAGCCCTTTTCTTTTGACTTTCTGTTAATTCGCCCCAAGTTTTAGGACTTTTTTCAGTGACTCGTTTAGATGGTCTACATTTAGGCGTACCCTTTGTAGTGCCAGAGCCACAAGGATCACCCTTTTGATTGGTCCATTTTTCTGCAAACCAACGCTTAAGACCTTCAGCCATTATCGATAGCCTCCGCCTCTTCGCTTGTATTCTTTTACGACCCAAGCGGAAGCATATGCACTAGGCCATCTATCAAACTTCTTTTTTGCTTCAGATTTTACTTGAGAATAAAGTTTAGGATTAGTAGGTTTATTTTTGGATTTCGTAGATAATTTCTTTTTTAATTTATCGAATGCCATATTTATAAATCTTTTTGTGGGGAGGGATGATAAACATCATCACTTTTCATCGTCGTGATTCCCATCAGGACGGAGCATCTAATACTAATCACCTTTTTTCCCTTTAATTAGTATCGGCAGCAATTGCACCCCACGATCCTTACATTAATCTCCGTTTAATTTTGTAGCTTCGCATTTCGCTTTTATTAGCAATTTCCCCAACTAATTGCTCTACACCCGGACTAACGCCAGCATCGATGATTTGCTTAATAAGATTACGAAGTCTTGATTCTAATCTTTCTTGATATTCGTAAAATATTTTATTATCAGGAACCCCAACGCTTGGAGCATCTGAAATTTTACTAGCAGCAGAACCTAAAACGACATCAAGTTTTAGAGTTTCTTCGCCATATAAACCGATAATTCTTTCTGCTACATCGTCAAAATCACCTTCAAGTTCTCCATAAACTTCGCCAAAAAAATTATGGTCTGAATGAAATGGAGTGCCTTTAACTAAATGATGAGCACCGTGTGCAAAAAAATACATTCCTCTTAGTAAATACAATAGTTCTTTCATATATCCTCGTTATTAAACGGTGGTTCCAGTAGCATCAACCCAATTTGAACCATTATACCAAATGGGTTTATTTAATGTTGTATCAAAATAATATTGTCCTGTTGTTGGAGATAAAGGACGAGATCCGGTAATTCCATTTAAAGTTAACTGGCCAAAATTAACCGCATCTGTAGATGCAGAACCATTAGCAACATTAACAATTTTTATATTACTAACATCTAATTCTCTAGCATCGACAGTGACTTTACCTCTAATTCCAGTGCCAGAAACAGAAGCGGTTACAATATCAATATTACCGCCATTTGCGTTAGCTTGTAATCCTGCTCCATCAGCATAGATACCAATATTTTTACCTACGGTGTCTGCACCAAAAGCCAAAGGATATGAAATTAAAAATAAATCAGTACCAGTAGATGCGTGAATATATCCAAAATTCCAAAACCATTGTTTTCCCCAATCGCCAAAATTTGTAGCGTTTGTAGTAGCTGGCATTATTGGAGCATTAACTGCCGTTGGTGAGCTTAAATTTGAAAGACTTGTATTTGCATTACCTTGATTTATTCTAACAAGGTTTGCTCCGTTTAATACTGTAACTCCAGCACTAGGAATGCTAGAATCTGTGACATCTGCATATGCACTTGGTCCATTAATAGTTACAGCATTCATCCAGTATGAACGAGCAAATAAAGCACAACGCCTAGCGAAGTTATTTACGGAAGCTGTAGCTGTTACAGTACCAGCGCAATAACCGCCTGTAGCTGATAATATTGTTGCCATACCAGCGGTTGGGTGTTGACTTAAAGTCACATTAGCAAAGTTAACATTGTTTGTATAAACGCCAACATTAATGCCAGAAATAGTCATTGCTCCGAATATTAAACAAGTATCAAAAAAACATTGAGCAATAGAGCTATTATATCCGTATAAATTTAAAGTGCTGTTAAAAGACACTTCGTTAAAATAAAGTTTACCTGCGCCTGAAGTAACTGTAGTCCAATTAAAATCACATGCACTAATTAAAGTAATTTGAGTAAATCCAGAACGATGATCTGCAGTTCCTGTAAAATTGGCATTAAGAGAAACTGGCCCTGTTATTTTTGTACTCTCTCGGCTTTCCCCCACTACAAAAACATTAGCTTTTAGTGATACAGACGCTTCGGTATAGTCACCAGCCAATACTCTAATAACATATCTTTTTGTCGGACTAGCGTCAGTAATTGCGCTCATTGCCGCAGAGATGGTTAAATAAGGCTTTTGTAAGGAACCATTTCCGGTGGCATCGTTACCATTTTTTGCAACATAATAAGTTTGTTGAAAATTTAAAGTAGGAAATGTATCAAGAGTTCCATCTCCCCTAATATATTGAGCAGTAGTTCCTGTTGGATTATTAAATTTTCCAGCTAAACTGCTTACTAAATTTGTTACTTGCGCTTGAGGTAATTGTATTAATGTATTTGAAGCAGATGTAACTAATCCTTTACCATTAACATTAACAGTAGGTACGCTAGTAGCGGTACCAAAACTTCCGGTAGTTAAATTTACCGTTTTTAATGTGGCATTAACCACTCCGGGTCCAGAAGCTAAAACATCGCCAGTTAATCCATCTACTGCAGTAGGAGAACCACCGGGACTTGCCACCGATATCCAAGCAGTACCGTTCCAAGCATAAATAATATTAGTGTCGAGAGCTTGTCTAGTATCTCCAACGGTATTATTTAAAGACGGAAGCGCCGAAGCTGTTGTTACGGCATCTTTCCAAAATTCTGAAGGAGGAGCCGGAATATTACGAAAGCTATCCATTAGATTACCTTACCATTTACACTCGCTGTAATTGTTCCATTAGCTGAAGTACAGCTCCATTTTACTTTGATATACGCATAACCCGCTTTTTCAACATTCACTAATCTTCCTCCGGTAGTTCCAGAAGGAACATAACTATCGATAGTGACAAATGGCATATCTAAAGAATTTGAACCTAAAATTTCTAAAAGAGGATCTACTGCTGAAAAACCCGACCAGCTATAATGCACACAGTACAAAGAAAAGCCTTGAATACTTATGGGGTCTGATAAAACAGAAGTGCTGCTTGCGTTTATATTATCAAGCAGTTTAACATTTAATTTATGTACAATTAAATCCATTATTTTTTACCTATTTTTTCTTTTAATTTAGCAAAGCGTTTCTTTCCGACATTTTTAGAAGTAAATTCTTTTGCTTTTTCTTGAGAAATACCAATGCGTTTTGCGACTTTTGGATCGGTTTCCGCTGCTTTCATCAAGCGGAATTGGGCTTTACTTTGTGCTGGCATTTGAACCTCTTATATTTTTATAAATAGTTGTTAAAATTATGTAATTAATTTTATGTTTTTAATAAAACAAAACAGTTAAAAATTATTTGTAAAATATTTAAAATAATAAGGATTTTTAATAAAGTACTGTTTTTATTAAACATTCGTAATTTTTGTTCATCCTTGGACACTTTTACTTTAGCCATACAATCCCTAGTATAGTTGTTAAAATAAAGAAAAAAGGAGGGGAGAAATTAATCCCCCCTCCCCATATTAGTACATTATTAGACTAATTTAGTAAAATACTGTACATAGACTTTATCGCCAGCAGCGAAATCGCCACTAAGAAGAGCCAAGCGAGTTTTACCGCCTACAACAGACAAGCTGTAGTCAACTCCTTCATGAATCGCAAGACCTTCAGTAAATGCGTTCATTGAATTAGCAGCAGCTTCGTGTTGCATTTCAAGATATCCATTAGTGATATCGCTTGCCGAAAGAGTAAATGCTTCTTTACGGAAAACAATACTGTTCTTCAAATTGGTAACTTCAGTAGAAACGCTACTAATTTGAGAAGTAATGCTGGTAGCAAAATTAGGATCATCTCCCAAAGCTTGCGCCAACTCATTGAGAGTATCGAGCAATGCAGGAGCAGAATCAACTAAATCTGCCACCTTTTGATCGGTATATGCATTAGCGCTTGCTAAAGTAGCAGCATCTTGTGCATCAATGTAGCTTTGCTGAGTCATTCCAGCTACTGCAGCATCAAGTTGTCCTTTATTTACTGCATCAGAAGGATCAACACCGGTAGCAAGATTGGTAATTTTAACGCTAGATGCGTCAATTTCTCGAGCATCAAGTTTAATTTTACCACGAACTCCAGTACCGCTAACTGCTCCGGTTTTTACATTAATATCACCACCATTAACATTTGGCTTTAATCCATATCCATCAGCTTCAAGATGCACTGAGTATCCAGCAGAAGAACCTGCTGCATCATAAGAGCTATCCACTGAAGTTAAATAAAGATCAGTACCAGAAGAAGCGTGGACATAACCAAAGTTAAACATCCACTGCTTACCCCAATCACCCATATTGTGTGAATTGGTGTTAAGCGGCTTAATCATTTGAGTTTCAAGGTCATGGCTAATTCTTGGATTGAGAGCTACCAAGTTACCGCCATTCAATTTTTGAGTGCTAGACTTACCTTGAGATATAAGATCCACATCAGCGTATGAACTAGGACCATCAATGATCAAGTTCTCAGATGGGAAAGCACGCAAGAAACTAGAGCAACGACGATTAAAATCGTTAACAGTAGTGTTAAAACGAACAGTTCCTGAGCAGTAACCGCCGCTTGCCGATAAGATACTTGCCATTCCGCCATTTGGATGTTGATTTAATGTGACATTGTTGTAGCAAATATTATTGCTAAACACGCCAACATTTACACCGCTAACAGTCATCGCGCCAAAGATCACGCACGAATCAAACTGAGCCTGAGCAATGGCATTGTCGTAGCCGTACAAATTCAAAGTCGACGCGAAGACGACTTCGTTCATGTACAATTTACCAGCACGAGACTTAGCAGTTTCCCAATTAAAGTTAGCCGCACTCAAAAGCGTGACCATTGAGAACCCTGAACGGTCATCAGATCCAGAGTTGTTCTGAGTCCATGCACCCATCGATACTGCGCCAGTAATGCGAACGGTTTCTTTTTGTTCACCGATTACGAACACATTTGATGGAAGAGCAACGGACGCTTCAGTATAGCTACCAGCAGCAACACGAACGACATAACGCTTGGTAGGACTTGCGTCAGTAATCATGCTGAATGCTTTAGAAAGAGTTAAAAACGGAGCATGTTGACCGCCGGTTCCGGTGGTGTCATTACCGTTTTTAGATACATGCATAACTTGAGTAATGTTATACGCTTCAAGTGCGGCAACTCTCGCATTGTTTGTTGAAACATAGCCAGCAAAAGCGCTGTCATTAGTAGCGTCAACACTGTTAATGAGAGCTACAATTTCAGCAAAACTATCTTTATCTGCTTCAGAAGCAGAAAGAATAGCGTCGATGCGAACTTTTTCTGCATCAATTTGAGATTGAAGACCGCTATCTCCAGATTGACGATCAATAATTTCTTGAGCAAGTCCCGATTGCAGAGTATCGATTTCACCTTCGGCAGTCGTCAAACGACCATCAAGAAGAGATTCAACACCTTCTGCGCGATTTTTTTCTTCAAGAACTTCAGCATCTGCGTATGCTTTTGCTTCATCAAGAATTCGAATATCTTCTGCTGCACGAAGAAGAACTTCTGCATCAATAACAGATTGCAGTGAAGCAATATCCGCAACACGAGCAGCAGCTTCGGAAGAAATTGCTCCATCTAGTTGAGATTTAACAACTACGCTATTGCTATCACTTCCAGCAACAGCAAGAATTCCGTCTAAGAATTCAATTTTGTTTTGTGAGTTAATTTTAAATACTTCAAGATTTCCGCTGCCATCAAATTTCTTCGCTTGAAGAGCTTGGTTGTTTTCAAACAAGATCTTTGTTGCGTCTACTGCGGCATCCTGAATATACTTTTTTCTTATTTTTTGTGCCATATATTTCCCTTTTTTTATATGTTAACGAAAAAGATGCTTAATCTCCTATTTGATAAAATATTCGAATAAGTTCATCCTCTTCTAAAAATCCGTCAAGCCCCATGCCTGACCAGATTAAGTCGTTTCCGACAACTTGGTAATCCTCTCCATAATTTTGCATAATTCCACTTGTTGATAATATTGTGGTATCTGGAAAATCTGGAGCGACTGGTAATGTGACTTTTTGCTCGGCTATTTGTTGAGCAGTTAATTTCACATCCAGTATATTAAATTTATAACTTTTTTTACTTTTAAAATTTCCGTAATCTTCGGCAGTGATAATTCCCGGAGTGGTTTCACTAGCGATATTAATACTAATTTTTTTATCTACTATATTTAAACCCGGACCTTCTACCTGTAGTTCTTCCGGAATATATTGAACAGTAGCGGTAGACGGATTGAATTTATACGGCATATCAAGTCCTCACTAATGAAAGTAATTTGTTTTTTGCGGTGTCTTCGTAAGTAGCTGTTACTGTAGCTACTGTTACTCCACCGTATTTATATACAAAAACTTCAGTATAGTCGTCTGGATATGAGTAATATATAGCGTCATATTCGTATGGAATAATGCTATTCACTGTCAAAGTTTTAGCATTTCCACTGCTGTCAACTTTTATTGGACGCTTTGTTCCGGCTAATGTTCCGGTTTCGGAACCTACTACTAAGATGTTATCTTCACTAGAACTAATGGCGACATTAGCGTTTATGCTGCCATCTGTATTAATTGCTAAAGAATTGCCACTATCTGGATCACGAATGGCAATGTCAGAGTCATCGGCATTAATTTCGGTATCCGTGACCTTTGCCACTACGGTAGCATCAACGGCCAAACGCTTGGTCTTTTCGTTGAATACTAACTGCATTATCTGGTTTTGATCTAAATTTGTAGGCATGCAAAAAACTACTTACAGTTCCAGCGTTTTAAAGCTAAACAAATGCGTTTCTTTGGTTCTTTCTTGCAATCAATGTTATGATCTTTTTTCATTCCACCCATTCTTGCACAGAAAGATTTCTGTCTAGATCCGCCTTGCGGTTGGGGTGCTTTTAGATTATAACCTTTAGATTTTGCATAAGCCCTACCCTTTTCCGTCAATCCTCCCTTTAAAGATTTATGGATTTTTTTAAATTTTAATGGTGCTTTTGCCATCTTCTATTCCCCATAGTTGTTAAATTTTGACTTTTAATTTGATAGTCTTTTGTTATCGTTAGATAAATACTAACTTGGTAACATCTGATCTGCAGTTACTGGTAATTCAGAAAATGGAGCAGGAGGAGTAGGCATGTTAGGCATAGTGCCGCCTCCCAAATTTCCTTGTCCTCTAATTAATTCTTCAGGAGTAGAAGGCATACCGCTCATTGGTGCCATAATTTGATCCATACCTTGTTGAGGTATAGGACCGCCCATTACAGGCACTTGTTGAGGAACTCCCGGACTCTGAAGAGGTTGTTGACCAGTAAGCATCAACAAATCAGGATCAGTGGTGCGCAAGTAATCGATATGTTCTTGAATATGATTTTGCACTACTGCTCTTAGCTCTGGATTCATTCGCAAATCAGGATCTGCCATAACAGTGCGATGTTCCATGATATGAGCAGCATGCGTATCAAGCATATCTGCCATCACTTCTTTTCCTGCCATCAAGAACTCATTTTCTTTTTTAATAAGCAACATTTCATTCATGTCGCCCTCAAACATACTTTCAATAGATCCAGTATTTATCACTTGAAAGTATTCTTTAGGATTCTTAATGAGTCCCATCTGAAGCATTTGTTCAGCCATTTGCACTCTACCTGCAGTGGTACGAGCTAATGGATTACCCACAGTGACAATTACTCGATTTATTGCTCCAATTTCATCTCCAGTAAATTGAGCTAATGAAGACCTATTATTTTTTCCTACTAGAGATATTGTTTTTGGAGTCTTCGCATAATCTTTTAGAATGTTAATTAGACCAGTGCCAATGTCTTCTATCAATTTGACATAGTTGTGTTGCAACCCAGAAATGAATTGCAAAGACATGGATTGGACAAGAGCCAAAGCCGTACCCGATTTAAGGGATGCCTCGGGATTCCCTCTCGTAACGGAGTTGACACCAGAGATGGTTTCCATTTGTTGAACAAGCATTTCCACAAATTTGAAAACTTCTGGAGGTGTAGCAGTGAGGTTTAACGGCTCTGGCTTTGCATTACCTTCGAGAATGTTTAGCGCACCCTCAAGGCTGTTGATGTCCAAATCAGCACCACGGGGTACAAACAAATTTTGCACTCCGAATGCCGATTGGTTTGTCATAATAGTGCTGTAAAGGGAATTTGCTGCCTCTTGGAGAGGAAACAAATCGAACATGGGGCTGTAACCATATGGGGTGCCCATATATTCGCCAGCACTAATACGAAACACTGGTATTTGACGATAAGGTAGTGGCAAATCAAGCAATACCAAGTCGTCATCTAAAAACATAACATATCGTCCATCCGGAAGAGCTTCTGTGCGTTCATGAAAGAACTCATAAACCGGAATGTCGTCCGTATTATCATTAGAAAATACTGACAAACGATATTGTGAAGCAAAGTTTTTAGTCTGCATCCGGCTAATGCGTTCAGCAAGCTCTGGATACTTAGCCATTAAATTAAATTTATTCTCAAAACTACGAACAATAACCCATTCGTGATCCCAAGTTTCCTTTGTGCCATCGAAAACGACATCAAAAGGAGATAAATTGGTGAATTCTAACTCACCTTCGAAGTTTTTTTCGCCCGTATCTGGGTCAAAGTCATATAATTCACCAGCAGTGGCATTCCACTCCATGCGAACAAATCCAGTACCTAGTACAATAGCCATTTCGGTAGCTTTACGGATAACATCTTCGAGTTTTTTCTCTCTCATGTAGTAGTCTAATATGCCGTTTGCAATATAAGTCTGAGAGAGCGACTTGTAATCGGTATTTACCGCTCTAGCTTCCATCGTAGGACGGTTAGCGGTAATCATATTAAGCATATGTTGAGCAATATTGCGGAAATGATTGACAGGAAGACCTACAAGTTCACCCTGTTCGCCCATGAAAGATACCCTATGGCTATCTCCCGCAATGGTAGCGTTGTATTGACCATGATAAAAAAGCCACATGCGCACCAAGTTATCTAAATAATAGTTCATGGTGAGGATGTTGTAGAAAGAAGAAGCTTTCGATAGGCACTGAGAAGCCAATTTTTCAGCATCTTCCGCCGCAAAATACTTCTCTAATGTGCTTTTATCGTTAGGTAAATTTTGACTTTCCATATTTATGCCCTTTTATTCAATCTTTTCAATAATAGTTGTTAAATATTAATATCTTTTCTTTAAATTTAAAATTTTACGATAGACATTCTCGTTTTCTATCGGTTTTTGAGCACTAAATGTCTGCATATCCTCGCTTCTATAGTTCATTCCGAAGTTCTTGGGATATGGATTCCTTTTAAAATCAACAGCTTTGATAAGATATGCACACGCATCTACAGCGTCATAATGGGAACCTTGAGGACAACGAGCAAAAGTATCTTTAGAAGTAGTAGATGCCCATTTAGCGTTCTTTAAATGCCTGATAAGAGTAGTACATCTTGGATGTATCGATATCTTATTAGCATTAATCATCATCCTGAGATTGTTAATACTGGCATGTTTTGTTTCTTTTTGTGCTAACTCAAAATGTATTTGATAGTTGGTAGCTCTTTTTATTTCATTAATAGCAATTAAGTTATGATCACTAACTCTTTTTTTAGGTTTCATGACTTCTCCAGTAATAGGATTAGTCCATAATTGCTTTTCTTTTAGTAATATTTGACTTCCAAGTTTATCTAAATACATCTCATTACCATAAGTAATGATTTCGTCTTGTACTACTACCTTGTCGTTTTTAAAATCGTAATAGGCAAACAGAATGACAGTCCAATCTTTGTATCCCAAATCCATTGAAACATAGGCATCATAAAATGGAGGCAATACAGATTGATCTGTTACAATTTCCGGTATCTTTTCTTCCGTAAACTCTGGCACCACAGAGTTAGTTTTAGATTTTATCATCTTGCAGTAAAGCTCTCGTAAGGTAGATTCACTGTTTGGGCCGCCCAATTCCTCAATGAGTTTTAACTTTTCTGCCCTATCAATACGAGGATTGTCGTCAATCGTCTTAATTACGATAGAGCCTCTAGCTTCTGCTTCCTCAATAAAGTCAATAAAATCGTGTTCTGCATCTTCTGGCGGGGTAGAGGCAAGTAATATCTTACCCTTTGTAATAAGAGTGGTAGGAAGAAGAATGTCCTTCACACAATATCTTAAATCGGTACAGCTTCCGGCCTCATCGACAATAGCAAGATCGGAGTCACCACCCCTTAATCTTTCAGCAGATCCACCATCAGTACCAGATAATTGCAATTCTGAACCATTCGGGAAATAAAAGATGTTATCTTTAGCTCTGTATTCTGGTTTAATATCATCCGGACAAGACTCTAATATCTTTCTCATCAACGGACGAATAATTAAATTAACCTGCACTCGAGTAGGAGCTAGGAACTTAATAATAGCTCCGGGTTTTTTTAAACAAGTCTCAATGGCAAGTACACAAAGACAATAGGACTTACCACTACGACGAGCAAGCAACCATGTTTGCACTCTATGATCAGTATTGTAATACAAATCATAAAGTTGTTTTTGGTTTGTATCTAACAACCAAGACAAATGCCCTCTTCTCCAAAGAGCATCTCTTGCTATTTTTGGATCTATTTTAGCTGCTGCTGACATTTGCTGGATCTTCCACTAATTTTAAAAGTTCTTCATCCGATAATTTTTGAACATTTATATCTGAAGATTTAGTATTTTTTCTTAGCGTTTCTAACACTTCAGTAAAAATGGCGAACTTTTTTGCTTCTTCAAATGTTAATTCACGAGTAACTGCTTTATCTTTTAAAATGGTTATTTGCGTTTCACAAATCAACTGTTCATTGCTTATTCCCATTCCATCAAAAGTTATTGACGGTAGAGAAGATACGGAAGTGTTCTTTTTCAAACTTGCGTTTTCTTCTTCAAGTTTTTTGATTTGCTTTTTAAGTTCAATAATAGATTTAAATTGGCTATCGCTGTAGCTTTGTAGCTCGTTAAATGACTTCTCTAAATCTTTTATATCCTTCATAATAACTACTTTCTAACTTTGCGTTTCAAATTTCTAAATCGCATTGGCTGTAAGTTTTTATCTTCTTTCATACTAGCCTCTGCTTCTTTTGACATTAACCCGCCAGTTAAAGCAGCACCCGCTCCAGTAAACAACGGAAACTTTTCTTTAAGAATAGAAGCTTTCATTTCCGGAGTAAGCTTCATAGTCCATACTTCACCTGCTTCTGGAAGCACAATTTTTTCAGGTTTTACTCCAAATTTTTTACCCATTTTAGACATAAAAGACGGAATAATCTCATCATAAAATCCTTTCATTCCTGCGCTTTCTATCTTTAAATCATCTCCTTCTAAACTATGGATATTTCCTTCTTGATCAAAAACTCCCTTCTTTGGAGTTTGCAATAATTTTTTCGTCAAATCTTTACCGATATATTCTTCTAATTTTTCTGGAGGAATATTCGGTTCCCTAATTACTTGACCACCTTTTTTTCCATAAGCAATCAATATTTGATTTTTTGTATCATAAGTAATTTGGCTTAATTGTTTAGTAAAATTATATCTATCGGATTGTTGAGAACCAGTGGTCCAAGAAATATTATCTACATCTTTTGTTGCTGCTTCGTGCAATAAGCGTTTAGATAAAAATTCAGGCCATGCTTTTTCTAAAGGAGCCTTTGGCTTTTCTGCTAATTCTCTTTCTAAAAATTTAACTTGTTGTGGCGATGATTCTTGTTTTGCTAATTCTATTTTGTTTTTAAAGTCTCTTATTCCTTGTTGCCAATCTGATTGTAATTCTTCCGCAAATAAATGTTTTTCACCTTGTGGTCCTATTCTTTCATTTGTTCTAGTATGAGCAAAAACATTTGACTCATCCCAATGTGATCCATAATAAGGATTTTTAATGTGTGGACTTAATGCTAATGTTCTAGCTCGTTCTAACTCATATATTTTATCTTGTAATCGGTTGTTTTTTACCCGAAATGGGTAAGATAATTTATCATATTCTTTTGCTTTTATTTTATGCGCTTCTTCGTCTAATATATTAAGTACATCCGTTAATTCTTTCATTCTTTTTTGTCGTGCTTGAAATTCCGAATTACCTAAAATATTAGTGTTAAAATAATCATATATTTCTTTTGACAATTGTTTGTTTTCTAATCCGTATTTTAAATTGTCTAAAACATCGCCATAATCTTTATTATTAAAATTTTTCAGAATGATTTGATAAAGAATATTGTCAATATTGGAATTTTTAATTTTTTCTAAAAATTCGTTTTCAATTTTTTTATTTTGAGAAAAAAGTGGATCTAATTCGCTTCGTATTAATTGGTGTGTTTTTTCAAATTCTGCCATTTCAGGAGCAATCGCTTTTTCTACCATCTCCCTAGACGCAGCTTTTTGAAGTTGTTCGCTGTTATATTTCTGTTCATTATATAGATTTTGTATTTGGTTTTCATAATCATCATAAATTTTTGCGCCTTCTTTTGATAAAGAATATTTATCTCTTTTTACTATATTTTTAGGATTATATTGGAAAAGATGTTCTTCGTAACTTTTTCCACCGGGCAACACTAACGAACTTCGATCAAATTTAGTCACCGGTGCAACATCTCGTAATTCAAATAATGCAGATTCAGCAAAATTTAATTCTGTACCAATATTAGTAGATTCCTTACTTTTTTCTGCATATTTTTCTAATTTAGCTAAACTTTCTTCTGATAAATTAATACCCAAATCTTCTAAAGTAGATACTGGATGCCCATCATCAAGATTAACTAAATCAATTACTTTTTTCCATTGACTTGCTGATAGTTTATGGTCTTTTTCTGCAGACAAAAGAAATTCATATTCGTATATTTCTTTTTCATGTTTACTTTTACGAAATTCTTCGTCTAATTTTAATATTCTATCTTCTAAATCGGCAATGCCTTTTTCGTCTATTCTACCTTTTACCGGCAATGCTTGAATTTCTGGTAAATTAGAACGAATATGTTCCAACATTTCTTCTCGAGTTACTTTATTTTTACCCTCTAAAAATTGAGGAATACCCAAATATTCTAATTCTTCTGGCTTTGCTTCACGAAGCATTCCACCAATTTGTTGCGGAGTAGCAGATCCGCCCATTTTATTTTCAATGATGGCTTCTGCTTTTGAATACATTCCGGGTAAAATTTCTCTAATTTTTTGAAATTGAGGTCTAATAGCGGGGGCACTCTTTACAGCAGGAAGTACTTCTGGCATTGCTGCCGTTCCTTTTAATCCGGGTACTTTACCTGTACCAATAGCAGTCCCTAATCCTTCAATATACTTTTGATCTAATGCACTCTTTATTCTTCCCCATTGTTCTGGATCTTTTTCTTTGATGTACTCATCCATTATCGAAGGTTCAATAAGAGCTTCTTTCTCTTTTTGTCCTTCAGGTGTAATCCAAAATTGAGGAGAGCGATATTCTAATCCTTTTTTGTACTCTTTAGCATACTCATCGCTTCTGCGCAGAGTAGGGCTAATAAAATCCATCAAAGCATCAGTATCTATTTCCGGTTGTTGACGGGGGTCTTTGGGATATTCGCTGTAATCAGCCATTACTAGACGACTTTCTTGAACCCTTGGTTCATTTTAAGTCCCACCATGGAGGTTTTTATGGCATCTACTTCCGTTGCCATTTTAGCTAATACTTCATTTTGTTTATTAATAATTTCAGACATCTCTTGTACCTTCTTGTGTTTATCCATGTAATCCTTCATGGCAACATAAGCGGTGAGTGCAAATACAACACCCATTTCGGGGAAGCTTGTACCAAAAGCAATAAGCTTCAAAATAAATGCACAAAGAAGTCCTGTAGGTAAAAATTTAACTTTTTCCATGTCATATACCTTTCGTAATTATATAGGCGTACTTTAGCGTGAACCTCTATGTAATATTTGCGACTTATCGCTGTAGGCTTTGCATGGGTTCGCCTACCTTATAGTTGTTAAAATAACAAAATCTAGAACTTTTTTTAGCATTTAACAACTTTTGGTGTGACCTTAAATAAAGTGTGCCACCAGTGCTCCGGTTTTTTTAGACCACTCGACGATAAACCGGGCTGGAAAGGGTGCTCCTGTGGGGTCAGAAGAAGGGAAAAAGAAATGATTGACCTTGAGAGTTACATTACGGCTTCGGGTAAATACAAAGAGCGCTTAAACAGCGAAGAGCTTACAAAAGAAGTAAAGGATAATGCCACCGTTTTACTTAATCGTGTAAATCAATTATTAAAAGATCTTGGCATTGAAAGCGTTATTGTTTCTTCTGGCTTTAGGCCATCAAAAGTTAATGCAAACATTAAAGGAGCGGCTAAGAAGAGTCTACATATGACAGGGAAAGCTGTAGACATCGCAGATGCTAAACACGAAATAGCTCATAAAATATTAGCTAGACCTGATTTATTAAAGAAATATGACCTTTGGATGGAAGACATTGTTCACACACCCACATGGGTTCATCTTGATATTGGAGTTAGAAAAGAGCGAGAGCTTAGAGTTTTTAAAATAGTCGCTTAAATTATACTGTCCAAAGATCAAACATATCCATTTGCTCGTCTTGGTCATCTCTTTTTTGACGATCTTCCATCATCATCTCGTCCATTTGCATGTGCGGATTAATATTACTATTAGCTTTGTACCATGCCACTCTCTCTACTAAGTCCTCATCTACTTCGCTCTTACAAGTAGAGCAGTACAAATATTCAAAGGTGTTGAATTTGACAGGCTTAAAGGAACATGTAACTCCGTTACAATAATGTTTTACTTTATCGCTCATTTTCTTCTTTTTGATCCATTTCTTTTACATAGTGGACTATTTTACACAGCAATTGATCTTGTAATCCCCAATCGCTTGTATCATTCCATTCCACTATCATAGACAATAGAACATCGTCATGTTGAGCTAAATCGCCAATACGCTTTAATTCTTCAGCACTAACCCACATAGAGGCTACTCTTCTTCCTAGAGGCTCGCTTCTTAGCTACCCGTTTAGCGCATTTATTGGCATGGCAATCAGGGCATACTTTCCCACTAAATTCTCGACCATTATTGTCAATCCATCGCTTATCCTTGCCATTAGGATAGCGACCAGCAAAGTACCTTCTGCACTCTTTTTCACACACTTTACAAACAATAATGGAATAATCATTATTTTGTTCCATGTGTTTAGTTGTTAAAATAAAGTATCAATTATCTGGATACCAATAGAAATATCTACCGTTAGGATGCGATTCATTTCCGGGGTTATATATGTCACCGAAATGCACCCCTTCATACTTTTTCATAATGCGACGAATAAAAAACCGTCTAGCTATATCGCACCACCAAGACTTATTTTTACCAATATGGTAGCACATCCATCCGAGATTAGCCGGATCCACATTCCTAAGATTGTCAGCATCTTGTACTGCAGAGATAATAAGACCTATGGAATAACCTAGCTTCTCAATGAAGGTGGGTTCTATGTTTGCGGCGAACTTTAATGTGGCTATTAGACCCGGTTGTCTGCCTAACCAGCATTCTTTAAAGGTGTGATCAGGCTCCCATTTATAGACATATTTTAACTTATACCATCCAAATAAGAATGATGCGCATTTAATCCAAAAGGTCTGCGGGAACTCAGCAAGTAAGTGCTTTAATCTGTATCCATGATCTTTCTGACCATATTCCAGCATATCTTGTACAAATTGAGGGTCGTTAAAGACATAACTACTGCATGCTATACCGATGAAATTATCGGGGGATTGCCAATTATTACTATGCGTAGCATTATGGCGCATATAAATGCCCGGAGAATGCTTACAAGCAAGCATCATATTTACCCATTGAGGATGGAACTCTGGAGTTAATGTATCAGAGCAGCGCAATAACAAATGCGTTATAGCGACATATAATTGACCATTTTGTGAGATACCATCTGATGAAGATTGACCCGGATACCTCGGTGATCCATGTACTTGTCCAATATCATCCATATAGGGCTTAATTTCATCTCTTAACATATCTATCCTTCGTTAATATAAAACCGCTTAGAACAATGAACACATTCTAATTTATTACTCATGTGTACATATGACCACTCATGCGGAGGACATGAGGATTTCTGTATCTTTACATCTCCCACTATTGCGCCTACTATAATGCTGCATATAAATGGCAATAATATTGCTAACAACACAAAGACTCTAAGATAGTAATACAGTTATTGTATGAATCGATGTCATATGCTTTTACTCGAATAACCGTATAACCCTTCTTTTTTAATTTCATATCTTTTATAAAATCTTTAGCTATTTGATGCTCCTGATCATGATAAGATCCATCTATTTCGATGACTATTTTCTTATCTATATACAAAACATCCACTATGTATTTATCGATAATTTGATTCTTTAAAAATAAGGGATATAGAGAATGAGATTTGAATAACTCATCAAACCAATGTTCGCTTTTAGGTAAATTATCATTTAGCCGTTCAGCGTATCTAATTAAACGATTCTTTGGTTTTTTCTCAGATTTCTTTTTCTTGGGTTTTTTATATACACATGCTTTAGACAATGCTTTGAATGTATTAGAATGTGCCATACTTACACTTTCCCCACAGTCTACGACGACCTCATTCTTTGTATCATACCATTTTCATTTAATGCTGTAATTATTCTTTTGAATCCCGTAGCGAGAGCACAAGCGGTAAGCGAAGGGACGAACGAAGTGAGCTTTAAAAACGAACAAACAAACTTACTGCATTACTTTTTGGCATAGCACGGCCATTAGGGGCGGTTACAAAATTATTAAGATAGCCATATCGTTTCGCAGATATGTAAGCGTTTAATGTAGCTACATCGTAAGATGAGGCGAGTATTACCAAATACTACATTAACCAGATGGCGACCTTGATAGAGCCAGAACTATTATCGGCATCTGTACTACTGAGTTGTTAAAATAACATACTATAGGGAGAAATTTTTCATAAAATTTCGACCGCTAACTTATTTCTATATTACCCCATACTCTCATCATTATTCCGTACTCTTTATATCTACTATTACTTTAAATACTTTGTAGTGTAACTGTTATTAGCAAATACAATATTGTATATATTGTTTGTATCTGGATACGATGTGTCAATAAACTCTTGCATTTCTTTCTCTGACTTAAATAGACCTACAATATTTCTATTTTTACTACCGTCTTTTAAATACACCGTATGATAAACATCGTTACCTAATACATGTACTCCTGTACCTACTTTGTACTTTACTAAATGGATAGGGTAATATTGTTTATACCCTTTATCTTTGTACTGATTAGTATGCCAAGATACCTTTACCTTACCCTCTAATAGATGCTTTATATCTTTCTCCAATATCTCTAATTCCATACTATTTATATCCATTTTAAACTGTTTATACTTAGGCGTTTCTAGATCATGACTTATTCTACTAATAGCGGTCAGTAAATGTTTCGTATAACCCACCATAAATCTCTTACTCTCATGGCATACAAAAGCATACACACAATGCTGAGGCATACTAAATAACTCCACTATTCTCATCTTACCCATACAAATACTCCTTCATTATATCCCAGACTTACTTCTTTCTACTTAATAATAACCAGTTGTTAAAAGGGGGTTTTGGTTTCTAGATAAAAAATCGTGTGTAAGTGTTTGGGGTATACTCACACTCACACTTCATCAAGGTCTACTACCCCCCTACCTTGCTCTACTAACTCCATTGATTAACGAACCTCATTGACCCATTCAACGATACAAATTTATTAGCCATACTAATAATATGTCATTAGAAAAAAAGTAATAAAAGAAAAGGTTATGCATTTTTTTGTTGCTGTTTTTGTTGCCTAGTGTATAATCATCATATGATTAAATCATTTAATCATAGAAAGACAGGTAAAGTAAAATGGTAGAAGTAAAGATCGTAAACAAGGTTAGTTTAACTACTCAACAATATGCATTGATTGTGGCACGGAATGTCGCAGTCTATGCAGGTAAATCAGATCGGTTTATTAAAAAACAAGTAATGGATTTCATTAAGTTCTACAATGAATACAGTGAAGGTGGAATATCAACTAAAGCGATGGAATACTATCAACAAGATTGGTTGTTAAACAGGAATAATGAACAAGTGATTCGATTGATCAACGAAGCTAGTGATTGGACAATAGAAGTAAACGAAGATGCTTTATACCGTTTAATCATGGGTCATCATAAACCAATCTCATTGACTTCAGCGACATCAACCGTTTAAGTTAATCAACCAAAGCCGTAGACTCGAAAGGGTCTACGGTTTTCGTTTATCTACCACTCAACTAAAAGCATTGATCAACCAAAAAGGTTGCATTCGCAATCGGGGGTCAACTAGATCCATAGAATTAGTAGAACCACCATATTTGTTTAATGACTCTACTAAAACAGTGTACAAAAATAATGCTTGACATAAGTCAAAAAATATGCTATCCTGTAATTTGGTTTACTTTATCTACTAATATCGTGTAGAAAAAAAAGCACTAACAACAAAAAAAAAGATTGACTGATAGCATTCTATGGTGTATTATTGACTCATCTCAATAATGAGAAAGAAAGAAAGGTAGATAGTTATGGCAAAGAAAGTAAAATCGTTTAATGAAAAGTGTGAGGCTTACCTTAACATTTCAGAGCGTATTAAAAAACTAGAAAAGCAACTAAGTGAATTGAGGTCTGAATTCATCGCCTCTAATGGTGGTGAGTCAACGGATTTCCTTGTGTCTATTCGGCATAGTGTTCGGGAAAGCGTAGCGGCTAAAACGGAATTCGTTGCGAAGTTCGGGCCTGACTTCCTCAAGGAAAATGGTTTACTCAAGGTGTCTGAGGTTAAAACTGTTAGCGTTACAGATAAATCAACCGTAGGCATTGCTCAATCTGCATAGTTTATACGGCTCAAGGATGAGCCTTAAACTAAAGGAGTTTATATGATTAAAATGGGATATGACAATAAACAGTTTAAGTTGATCAATAAGGATACCGGAATTGAAGTGAATGAAGGGGATGATATAGTAAGCTTTCGTGGAGTAGCCACTAAAGTGAACTATGTACAGGCTCCACATAAGCCATCATCATCGGGCAAGGTGAACGGCTATTATGCATCAGTCTACAATTTAAAATGGGAAGAGATACAATGAATACCGTTTACTGCAAATGGTGCGATTGTGAACTCGATGACATTAAATCCGTTGAATGCGATGAATGCATCGAATACAATAGGGATCAGGAAGAGTACTTGAATTCCGTTGAAGGTATCACTGAATTCTTTGAATGTAACTACTAAACTAAAGCCGTTGATGCCACTGGTGTCAACGGTTTTCTTTTATCCACTACTCAACTAATCTAGTTGACTCAGAGAGATCGGGGTCAACTATTTTCGTTTAATCAGTCCGGGATCCAAATACAACTAAATCAGTGTACAAAATTATTTGAAATAATCCTTGACATAAAATGCCATTCTATGGTATCCTGTAATTTGATGCATTTTTTACCTACTAAAATAATCGATGTAACATCAAAAAAATATATTTCAAAATCAAAAAACTATGTTATACTCATGAGCGAAAGGTAGGTAATTATGGCAAGCTTATTAACTCAAAACAGCAAGATCAAGGGAAGCGGTAGCGCAAGGGTTATCGTTTACAATTTTGGTATTCCTGCATTCATGTCTGAAACGGGATTTAAAACATGTCCTATGGCAGGCATTTGCGCCGGTGCATGCTATGCTCGATCAGGTTTTTACATAATGTATAAAACAGTCAGGAATGCTTTAGAATGGAGATTAAAGCGCACTCAATCAAAACAGTTTCATTGGGAAATGAGAATGGAATTGAACAAAGCTTTAAAGCGGCATAAAGGAAAACAATTGATAATTCGCATTCACGATAGCGGAGATTTTTACTCGCTCGAGTACTATAGGAAATGGGAAGCCATTATGCTGGAATTCCCTGATATCAGGTTTTATGCTTACACTAAAATGGTTAAGATGTTCAAGGAACTTGATGGAACTCTTCCTGCTAATTTTACTCTGATATATTCTTTCGGCGGTAAACAAGATAAATTGATTGATCGTTCTAAAGATCGTCATTCCTTTGTTTTCGCTGATAGCATCGAACTCAAGCGTAAAAAATACATCGATACATCAAAGAATGATTTAAATGCTATTGGAAAAAATCACCGTATTGGGTTAGTCTATCATCATCCTAAAAGCTTTGAGAATACAGGATGGTCTAAACTATAATCGTTTACCTACTCGTCTAGCATGGTGCTGGATGAGCTTTCAGCGAACGCCGTAGACTCTCATGGGTCTACGGTTTTCGTTGCTTATACGGTCAACTAAAAGCGTTTAACAACGAATCTCATTGACTAATCGAATCGGGGGTCAATTAATTTCATTGCGTTAGTCAACGGTACAAATTTACTAAAATAACTATTGACAAAGTCAAAATTGTGTGGTATTCTGGAATTAGTATCTTTTTTTCCTACACCTTATTCATTTAACATTCTATCTTATCCATTTACGCTTTAAAATGCCATTTAAGCGCATTTTTTTAGCAATTAATACCTAACCTAGTAGCATTTTCTAAGCGTTTAAACGGGATTTTAGAGCGTTTTAAAGCTTATACATTAAAATTGTTTTAGCAATTAAGTCAGATAAACAAAAATCGTTGTAATATTAATGCTTTACAAGCGTTTGATTTTGTGATAAAGTGGGAAGTTACGCTTGATTTTGACTGGATTTATGGGGTGAGGAGAGCTTCCCTCCCAATCCCCCCTCTAAACCCCATCACTCTACCCATAAAAAAAACATAAAAAAAAATTTGACTTATCCCAAAACCCTTGATAACATATTTTCAAGATAGGGAATGAGACTGAAAACCTCCTCCCTCCTGACAAGGTAAAGGCTTCTTGAAACATCCACCGAAAGGGTCGCTGACTCCTCGATGGGTAAGGCAAGAAAACCTTCTAAGTAAGTGCATGAATCCTACCCGACAAGTAGCGTCAAGAACGCAACGGACGGATGACCGCTTTGATGCCTTGTCTGTCTCTGATTGAGTGAAGCGTGACGAAAAGTGAACAACCCACGGACAACGAAATCAGTAGAGAGAAATAAATGAAAGTAAGGTTCATTGATTTAACAAGCGTATTAGTTGAGTAACTTAGTCAATTAGTACGCTTGATTACTTCAATAAGCAATGAAGTATGAAAGAGAAAGGGTAACAATATGACACAAAGAGAAATAGCTGAGACTATCAATCAACAATTAAACTGGGCAGGTTTACCTGTTCGCTGGTCTTGGGGCATTCATGCTCTGAAGGCATTGCCTCCAAAGGATGGCATGAGAGGCGGTCTGCAATTCGCTGTGAATGGAGCGAAGCACAAAGGCCATGTCCGAGTGTGGCTTACGGGTGGCGATGATTACACCATCGAATTAGGCCACCTGAGAGGATCTTTTAATGTAGCATATTCGGTGGATGGTATTTATTGTGACGAACTTGCTACGACTATCGATGGAATGGTGGAAACATGAATAAAATGATCAAGGTTTTTGTTTTAATTCCTAACGATTGTGAATTTTCCGTACAGTATTTTGACGATAAAGAAAGCGCGGAGCAATGGGCGAAAACTTATGAAAGCGGAGCCGACATCATCGAAGATATTGTACCGGAAAAAGTAGTGCGAGAAAAAAGAATGAGAACAGCGAGGAGAGGATATCGCATATGAAAATTAAAACAGGTTTGTATGTTTTTAGGGTAACTCTCACTAATGGTATGATGCATGAGATTTACAAGCTTTACAAATATCCAAGAACATCGAAGGGTGCGAATGCTTACCTGACAAGATGGGTCAATAAAGTTTGCAAGCGAGAGGAACTTGAATGGACGGAAAAAGAATGGGCATGGGTAGCAGAATGAAAAGGAAAGAAGAGTATGAAAACATTCTCAAAAAAATTGATATCGATGCTTTTGATGGAGATTATCGAACGGCTATTGAGGACTTCGCTGAGAAGAACAAGATACCTGAGGATCTCACGGAGAGTCTTATCTATTATCAGGAATATGTAGATAATTATGATCTTTTAACTATGAATGTGAGAAAACAGTATGAAGCAATGTTCTAATGTTTTCGTTTACAGGAACCTGCACTATCGGGATAAGGTGGTGTATAGTGTACGAAATGAGTCCACTAAACGGGTATCATTTCATTCGAGTCTTGTGTACTTGTATGATGTTGTCTTCAAAGTAGGAAAGGCAGGACAAAGTAGAGTGCGCAAAGAGAAGCGAAAGAATGTCCATGCAGGGGTCAAAGGATCACTTGCTCCGATGGGTTTGGACTTATGGTTCGGGCCTTTTGTACAGGTGCGATACAATCCTTATGAAACGGGAACCTTTGTGCGGTGTGACAATGGCGAACCCGTGCATCGGGCTAAGAAAGTATTGATAAACGAACAGGGTGTATTCTGTTTTGGAATAGAGGAGTGAATATGCAAACGATATGGATAGATGCGAAGAGAAAAGATGGAACACTTTCGAAGGTGCCTATCATTTCAGTGACCTCAATGGAATTCAATGATCTCGAAAACGATAATGTCGGGATGTGTTTTGCTTGTGGTGAGTTAATGTATAATGTTGAGCCTGATGCGACACGGTACAAGTGTGAAGAGTGTGGTCAGTTAAGAGTGTTCGGTCTTGAATATGCAGTGTTGCATGGGAGAATGAACATCGTATCAGAAAATCAAATGGAGTAAGGAGAAGTAAAATGAATGACATTAGAACACAATGCATCAATATGCTTGTCACTCGGATTGTCAATGATGCTTTGGAGAATAGAAATCAGGACACAATTATCGCTCATCTTTTAATCTTTGGTAAGAGTTATTGTCTCAGCGATAAAAATACCGAAGAACTTCTTGATATGGTGTGGGACGAATACCAAAACGAGTTTGAAGATAGTGAAGAGGCACAAGCTGTAGCCGAGCCAGACAAGGCAACGCTCGAAGCTTGGATCATGAAACAAACCCCGTATAATTGGCTGGGGCAAATGTGAGAGGATAAGATATGTATGAAATAAAAAACATTCCGGTGGCGAATGCCTCCGAAGATACCGGATGGATAAAGCATTCCGAAGGGCGGTGCTGGACTATGTGGACTCGCACGATAAAGACCGACCGTACTCCCGAAGAAGTCTCGGCTGAAGTGTATGCCAACAAAGATTACCCCGGATGGACAGGAGTAGAATGGTTCAGTCATGCATCAAAGAGTGGTGTTGTGGTATTACATAGCACTTGGGATTCGAGTGATTAGGAGAGAGCATGAACAAAGTAATTGAGAAAGAATTAATTAATAGCATTGATAATCTTTTGTATTATTACTACAATGAAGCAGAAAAAGAACAGACCATAGATTTTGATAGATTAAATGAACTGATGCACAAACTAATGGTGCGTCGAAAAGTTTTAACAATGATAGAAGAGGAGAAGAAAAAATGAAAACATTTAAATTTCATTCGGACAGTGGACATGGATGGTTAGCAGTGAAGCTGAATCTGCTCACTGAATTAAACATAGTGGATAAAATTAGCCAGTATTCATATCTGCGTGGACAGACTGTTTACTTGGAAGAAGACTGCGATGCTCGTGTATTTCACGAAGCGTACACTGCAAAGTATGGTGAGTATGAAGTAGAGACATTCTACTATGATCGACGCTCCCCTATCCGTAGTTATACTTCATTCACTGGTGATGTAGTGAAGCGCATTTTAAACAGTAAGAATCGTTTACCATTTCAATCAAAGGAGTAATGTATGACAGAGTATAAAATAAAATTAAGAAAGAAAATTATTGAAGATTTGAATGCTCAGAGTGCTTTGTTTTCTGAATCCGAGAAGGCTCCTCTGTCCGTGCTGATAGAAAAAATGATGAAAGCAAATGCGGATGCTGAGGAAGCAAATCGCATCAAGCCTGAAGAGGAGTCGGAATTTTGGGACATCATTCACGAATGTAAGTGGTCAAGTGATTTCAATTACAAGCGCATCAAAGAACATTTAATTTCTAAATACACCGCAAAATTCATGAATCGTTTTAGTCATTGGGTCGATGGTAAATTCAATGCCCTTGGAAAGGCTATTGATCGTTTCGAAAAAGCAAACGGTAAGGGAACTCTTCCTTACAGTGGCGATGATGGATGGTCGGATCTTCTCCATCATGTCATCGGTAATGGTAAAGAATATTACGAGACCGCAATCTCTGATCCATCAATACTGCGCCAATTAAAAGTGGAAGAATCATTTTCATATGCCATTCCGTTTTGGACTGACTATGAAAAAAAGGTTTGACTTTCAGTCAAAATATAATGTATAATCAAAAAGAGAAAGGTAGAATATACATGTCTAATGTAATTAGTATTATCCCCAACAAAACAGAAATCGTTACTCTTGATGCGAAACACACAAGGGTATCAGAGAAATATCAACTCATTCCTACAAAGGAAATTGCTCAGAAGTTTTTCGATCTTGGATTCAAGGTCGATGAGTACAAGAGTGTGAGGGTCAGAGATGCTTCCCGCCAAGGGTATCAAAAGCACTTCGTTAGACTCTCGCACCCTTCACTCCTTACTACGCAGCATAATGATGTGAAGCTCCAATTGCTTGTGACCAACTCGCATGATGGATCATCCTCATTCACCATTCAACTCGGTATCTTCCGACTCGTATGCTCGAATGGATTGGTAGTGGGTACAACCTTTGAGAGTGTGTCTATCCGTCACACGAAGAAAGCAGTGATTGAAATTGAACCTGCGGTAGAGCGCATCGTTGCTCAGGTGGCGAAGCTTGATCGATACTTGACTGCGATGAAGAACACCAAGCTCACCGATGAACAGATGAAAGAGTTCTACCAGAAGGCTGTCGCCATTCGATATCAGGATAACAAATACAGTGATGTAGACATCTCTTCTCGGCGCTCCGCTGATGATGGCAATGATCTCTTTGTTGTTTACAATCGGACTCAAGAAGCTTTGATGCGTGGTTCTCAGGTGCGTCTAACTAACGGACGCTGGAGACAATCTCGTGCCATTCGTAGCATTGATAGAGATCGCACCATCAATGAGAAGCTGTTTGATCTCGCTTGCGAGTACTTGGACGAGGCACTCGTAGCGTAACAACCACAAGCCCCCTGCTCGAAAGGGTGGGGGGTTATTTGGAGGATGCAATGGATTACAAATTAAACAACCTTAGTTATTTTGAAAAGGATCTCTTAATCAATTGGTTCTTGTACCATATGTCAATGGAACAGCGTTACAATCTCATGGAGAACTTCCCGAAGATCTATTTCAAAATGACCGGAGTGAAAGCGAAGATTTGGAAAGAGGAGAACGCAAATGAAAGGAATGATTATGCTGAATAAACTTTTAAATTTATTTGGATATCACGCAATTGTTGTACCTACACCAACCGCAACAAGTATCTATGATGTAACTCGGTACTGGTCACAAGAAATCGGATTCGATTCTGAGACAGATCAAAAAATTTTTAATCAGGTAACAAATCTTTTTAATATAAAAGGAGAACGCAAATGAACGAAACAATGAAGTCTAATATGGAAACTGCGCAGAAGTTTTTCGAACTGTGCAACATCATGAGTAATGACCGCTCGCTCGCCGATCATTTTAATTTGAAACTAAAAGTAAAAGAGGAAGAATAATATGTACGACTTTATTAAGACAGAAAAACCTACAGGATTTGTTGTTCGTGATAAGAACAAATACTACTTCAAACGAGGGAAAACTTTGGCAACAATGAAAAATACTCCGTTTGTTATCGATGCTATGATTTTTAAAACAGAGAATCAGGCAAATAAAAAATTGAGTGCATTCATGGACAAGAATTTGTTCACTGTTATTCCGGTAGAAACTTTGTACCATGAAGCATACTACTTCGATGGGAAGAAGTTCACAAAAGGATATGGCCCTTATCCTATTAATAAAAAGAAAGCGGTAGAGATATACAAGGAAGACATTGAAACTCAGATCAGTGAGATTAAATGGGATATTGAAAATCTACAATTTAATGTCGAAGAAGTTGAGGATGAAATAGCGATATTAAAAAAACAATTGTTGAAGAGGAAACAGGTGCTCGCCAAAAATAAAAAGGCTGCGATGCCGAAGATCAAAGCACTGAAGAAACTAATTAAACAAGGGGAACGCAATGCGAAGCTTGCGTAATGGGATAAAAATAAAATGATGATATTAGTGTTATGCATTCTTTTGTTGTTACTGCTGGTTAGTGGTGCCTCAGAGATTTTGTTTCTTGTATCGAGTCTCTTGTGTATTCTTATACCGATAGCATTTTATGCTTTTCTTCTTTTCTACGGAAGAGTATAATAAGATTAGGGCGAGGCATTATCTTTCTACTTTTCTCAGATGTCTCGTCTTAAATACTTCGGGGGATGCGGTAATACCAATTCTTCATAAGCAACCGTATCCTCCGAATGTATTAAAAAGGGGAAACATCATGGAACGGGAAACATTCAGAAGAAATGTAAAGCATTCACCACTCTGCACTTGGGATGGTAAATCTCGAATACTGACAATGCATGTGGGAAGATGTAGAGCGTGTGACGACATCAAAGAAATACGCACGATAGGAAAATCCAAAGGCATCTACGGAATTGATAGAAAAGAAATGAACAAATTTTGTTTAAGCTTTATCGAGTGGGCTATTTGTACAAAGCATACGAACCCATCTTGTGCGTGCGGAAAACCCGTACTGCAAAGAAGCTTATGAGAAAGATACAATGGGTAGTGCTCGACAAGACAGGTAATGTATTGGGCATTTTCTCCACTAGAAAAAAAGCCTTTCAGTTCTTTGATGAAAGCGAAATTAACATTACCAAATTAATATGGAATGGTTTTTATCATTCCGAAAAAGCTTTAGAATATGATCCATATGCAGAAGGTAAATTAAATATCTACGATCCAATGTTTTAACTCACCTCATAGACCATCAAAATGCATTCTCTGCGCCATTAGTTCATCGGTTAGAATGCGGGTCTTATAAACCTGAGGCGCATGGTTCAATTCCATGATGGCGCACCATTAATAAGGAGAAGTAAAATGAAAACAGAATATCTTTGTATGAACATTAAAGGTGTGCCACCACTCAAGCGCATTGGTCACAATACCAGAAAAGGTAAACCTAAAAATCATGTGTACAAATCTATCATCAATGATAATGTATACTACATTGTGAGATTGAATAGATCTAATAAACAACTCACGAAGTATTTTAAGACCAGAAAAGAAGCTAAAGAATTCGTTCAGCTTTTGGCTTCAAAAAGAGTATGGGACTAAGGGGATAAGATAAGGGGTGGGGGTTGCAGTTTAAGGGGAAAAAGTTAATACGATTTAAGGACAATACTTTTTGCTGGAATGATAACGGATGTTTTTCCGATATTGTTTCTTTACCAAAAGCCATAGCACAAGGTACTTGGCATCTAAAAATTGATCGTAAAGAAATTGATAAAGCTTTGAGTTTTTTGGGTGAAAGTAAAACTCATCATTCCGTTGCTTTATTTTCTTCTTTAGGTCATTTCTTGTATGCTGATCAAATTGATATGGAAGAGGAAGAGTGTGGAAAATAAAATTGGTAGATATGTTGGCATAGTAAAAAGATGGGATCACGAAAGATGTTTTGGTTTCATAGCCATGCTTTCAAAGGATCGTCATCTTACAAAAGAACAACTCGTTTTCATTCATAGCGACGAGATAAAAGAAGAATATAAAAATCTTTTTGAAGAACAAGTAGTAGAATTTGATTTGTACCAAAACAATATCAACGATAAGAAAACCGCATTTAAAGCTAAGGAAATGAGGCAAATTCGATCGGGGTACAAATTATTTTCCAGCGTAAGTCGAGGGTCGGAATTT